GCGTGATATTGCCGCCATCAATCTGCTCGCCCAGCGCTTCCAGGCGCGCGATGGTTTCAGGCTTCAAGCCGCCATAGGCCAGTTCCTGAATGCGATAGGCCAGGCGGCTTTCCAGAAAGCGCCGGTTGTAGGGTGGCGGTTCGGCGCCAAAGAGGCTGCGCCATTGCTGCTTCAGATCGCGGATATCGGCGCCGGGCAGCGCGGCAAGCCGGGCTGGCACGTCCTGCTTTGGGATGGCGGGGATGATGAGCGGCGGTGGACTCGGCTCGGCTGGTGCGGTTCGTTTCATGCGGTTCCCTTTCTCTTGGGGTTCGCATAACGGCGCTGGGGGGCCTGGAAGTGTAGGCGAATGTCTCCGCTATCGACCGGGGCCAGCGCTTCTCGCGCGGCAGCGCGGCTGCGCAGCCGCACGAGGCCGCGGGCGAGGATGTCGCAGACCTCGCGGAGGTGCGGTGGGAGGTGGTGGGGGTTGGGGGGCGGGCTGACTGATGGGCGGGTCACCTACCCCAATTACTCATATCGGCGATGATCCGTATCAGCTTAAAAGGGGAAAAAAGACTCGACTCTCCGGTAATTTCCGATTAGAACATTATAGGAACATCGCGTCACACCGGAGTCCTATGAGCAAAGACGATTTCCAGCGCTTCGCCAGCGAGAAATTCCTTCGGACCGCTGACCCTGGCATCTTGCATGCCTTTTTTGAGCGTTACGACATTCCCAGGGATGCACTTGATCTGTCGCTCCTGGCTAGCGCTCCCAAAGTGGGATGCGCCGCGATTCATTCCTACCTGCTTTTCACTCCAAAGAGCGCGATGCCGGAAAGCCTGACAGCGGACCTCCACCGGATTGAACGCATCGGGAAGAAAATTGGCCAAGAAGCGCTTCTTCAGGAGGCACGACGCCGGGACGTCCAGCTTCTTCCTGCGGAAGTACAAGGAAAAACGAGTGCTCGCGATTTGGCGCTGCGGGCATTTATCCGCCATCCGGATATCTTTGAGGATGCGGAGGCAAGCTTGGCTTTTCTCCAGCCAAGTTCAGTCTCCGAATTCCCCGCCTCGCAAGAAGGGGTGGACGCGGATTTGAGTGAGCCCCGACTTCGTGATCTTGAAGAACGTGCGCGGGCTATTTTTCAAGCCGAGCTGCGCGACGAATTTTGCAAAGCGTATACCTATCAAGACGGCGATGAGGTGAAGATTTCGATCCGTCACGGTGCTGTTTTGACGATCACGGAGGTTGTAGAAGGCCAAAGGGAACGGATCCGCAGTTTCCGAGAGATTGATAATGCCGTGATGGCCTACTCCGCAATGGAAGGAAGGCTTAGAGTATGGGGTTGCAGCAAGGCGAGCCGCCCCGCTTTGGCGAAAGCCTTCGGCGAAGTTATGCTCGGCCGAGAAAATTTCTTTAATGAAGCTTCATCAAAAAGTTTATATACGCTCAGGTCAGTAGAGCAGCGAGCCAAGAATTTCAAATTTCTCTACCACAGAGATTTAGGGATCAATGGCATCACTATCTATGAGGCGCAGGCCAATAAGATTGCATTGGGACGCGGCGGACGCAGCAAGACAATCGGGTCGTTGATTGCGCGGGAGCCAGAGGGCGATGCACTGCAGCTTCTTTTGCAGTCGCGGCCAGAAATTGAATTCGAATCGGGCAACTGGCGTCTTGCTCATCTTGTTTTCAAGGTTTTATTGGAAACCTTGGGATCGCGGCCAACTACGATCACGGTCAAAATCAAGCCTGGTGATACATTGGTTTTTCCAAGGGAGCGTCATCAGCGCCTGATCATGGACCTTCTTCGGATGAATGAGATGCTGTGTGAACGAGTGCCTCCCATCCCTGCTCTTGCGGCACAGTGAAGGCGGGGAACCAGCATATCTGCTGGGCCTGCCTGAACTCTCGCAAATAGGCCATAACGCGTTTCAGCGTCTGCTCAGTCTTGGCGTATTGATTAGGGAATCAAAGACCGCATTTTGGGACACTTGTACTGGTTGCACATGTGGGGCAGATAATCGACTGATACGCTGGTATAGTGGGAAGCCTGTCGCGGTCTGCCCAGCATCGGCCTCAGCCGATGAACGACTTGATCCGAATGATCTTGAAAGATTCAGTATATCTCTGAGCCGTTTAGCGGCAATGGTGACGCGTGCGGCCGAAATGGATGATCGTCCGGAGGAGGTCACACAGGGCGTTTGGCGCCTGGGCCGCATGGCGAGTGGCCACGTTCTTATTTTGGTAGTTTCGCCTTCGGTGTTGCGGAATAATGCCATGATCGATCGCCTCCGGCTTCTGGAGCCAGAAGCTCGCTTTACGGTCATCGCAGTGATGAAATCAGTCACTGAGAAGGCCATCTTGGCGGAACGAGGATTCGAAATTATTCACCCGGATGACGCGTTTCTACCGAGCGAACCAGAGCGCCCGGTGCGCTTGAATCTTGAACGGATCCAGACGCCCGCGGGCTCAAATGACCCAGACTTATTAGTGGTGAATCCAAGATCCCTGGCTTTCACCTTAGGGGGCAAGAAAGTCAGCTTGGAACCGCGCGATGCCAGGGTGCTGAAGATTTTGGCGCGTGAAGCGAGTGATGGCGAATCCCCCGCCACCCGTGATGATCTTTACGGCGCACTTATTGACCGAGACGACAGTGAAGCGCCCGTGGGTGATGATCAGGTGGATAAGTCGATCAGCCGCATCCGCAAGAACCTTGCTGAAGTCCGTGGCGTGCCCAGGAGTCAGGGTCAATTATTTATCGTAGCGGTTCGGCGAGTTGGCTATCGCATTGATACATCAAGACTTCGTTTGCTGATTAAGTAACCCAGGCCATGACCGAGAGGATTCCGAGAGGTTTCGAGAGGTAGCCGAGAGGTTTCCTGCCGCTGAGGGTGGGAGGGTCTGCCATCGCTGCTGATGGAGAAACCCACCTATGAAACTGACGCAAAATATTATCGATCTCTCACCTGCTTACGATCTAGCCGAGCGAGCGGCATTGGCGCTCTGCAGAAGCCTCAACCTGCAGTTGTCCGAGAAAGATGATCTCAGGCAGGATTTACTGGTTGACCTGCTTTCGCGTCTGTCTGCCTATGACCCGGAACGCGGCTCGTTCGGGGCATTCGCCCAAGTTTGTATCCGCCACGCCGGCAGTCGCATTGCAAAGAAAGTAAAGCGCGAGCGAGCGGGGCGGCATCCGGCAAACCTTGATGACATCATCCCCGGTACCGAAGGTCTGACCCTCGCGGAGACTATCCCCCAAGACGGCGGCTATGCGGCGTGGTGCGGACAGCCCGTGAATGCCATCGCCAGTCTTGAAAGGCGCCTTGACCTGGATCGCGCTGGGGCGGCGATTGATCCAGAAGATTACCCTCTTTGCGCTGCCCTCAGCCAGAATACACCTCACGAATGCGGTGAGCAAAAATTGATGCCACGGATGCGAATCTATCGTCGCATTCGCGAAATGCGCCTGCGCCTGCTCGCGGCCGGCATCACATCGCCGGCCTGATACGGATTTCATCCTAGCTGAGTAATAGCTGGCATGGACACACACCTTCCTGACCCCCGCGCAGTGCCGGAGCTTCTTACCGAAGCTTCGCTCTGCACCTGGCTTGGCGCTGCGGCGCCCGGCGATCGTCTCACCTACTTCCGCGGCGCGCTTGCACGAAGCATCTGCCCGCAGCTGAAGCTTATGCAGGATGAGGAAAGGCTTGCGCTGATCCGGCTTGCTGAAAGGGCATTGAAGCTTTCCGAGGGTGGCTTCGCTCATCTCGTGCAAATCCGCCACGGCTTTGAGGATTACGAATACCTCATCATCGCGCGCCCGCGTCCTCGCAATGGCAGCCGGAACCTGATCGCCATGATCCTTGGGGAGACCGCCTGATGCACGCTCTCCCCAACCGCCCAACGCTCGAAGCCTTACGCCACATGCCAATGGGCGATGTTGTCGCGCTACCTGCCGAGCATCTCGCGCTGCTGCAATCCGATGCTCGTGAGGCCGCTGATGCTGCGAAACGCATGCAAGCCTGGATCGAAGCCGCCATCACGCTGCGTTACCAGCAGCGCGCCATCGCGGTACGCGGCATGGCCGGCAAGGATACCGGCACGGTGCGCTTTCAGGATGGCTCGGTGGAAATCACCGCCGAATTGCCAAAGAAAGTGGAATGGAACCAGGCGCATCTTGCGCGGCTTGCCGAGCAAATCCGCGCCGGTGGCGAGAACCCGCTCGACTACCTTGAGATCACCTTCAAGGTTCCCGAGCGCGCCTATACCGCCTGGCCCGAGCGCATCCGCAAAGCCTTCGAACCGGCACGCACCGTCCAAACTGGCCGCCCGACCTATCGCCTGACCTTGCTCAGCGAAACCGCACGCCGCGATGGCGAGCTTTGCGCCCCCGCCCTCGATTTCCAGGCAGGCCAGTGATGATGCGCCAATCACCCGAAAAGCCAAAGGAAAACACCATGATGAATGATATTCTTCGACATATCATTTCAAGCCTCGACCCGCAGGGCGATGGCTTTCGCACAACGGATGCAGCGCAGCAGCTGTTTCAGCTTGCCTGCGAGGGTCGGAACGATCTCCCGCCACTATTGCTTCGCCTGGCGCGGCGTGGCGCTCGGGAAGGTGTGGCCGCGTTTCATCATACCTCCGGCGATATGCGAGCCGCAGCAGACGGCCGCAATCCGCATCACCATTGGGTCACCGAAATCGCGGCTCATGAGGAAAGCCCCTACGCGGTTCGCAAATGCTTGCTGCACATGAACCTCTGCGAGTTTATCGGGGTGATCGATCTGCGGGAACGCAAGGCCGCGCAGATGCGGGATTTCGCTCAACGCGCGCGCAGGGTTCTCGTTGAGTTTCCTGAGTGGGAAACGATCCCAAGCATGACACTCGGCGACGTTCTGGGGGTGACCGAATAATGGGCCTCAGGATCATCAGCGCCGAGGAGCGCTTGGCGGAATCGCGCGGTATCAAGGCCGCGATCTTTGGTGGCAGTGGCCAGGGCAAGACCAGCCTGCTTTGGACGCTCCCCGCCGATCGCACGATTTTCATGGATCTGGAGGCAGGCGATCTCGCCGTCGAAGGCTGGACCGGCGATACCATCCGCCCACGCACATGGCAGGAATGTCGGGATTTCGCTGCCTTCATCGGCGGGCCCAACCCGGCGCTGCGCGATGAACAGTCCTACTCGCCAGCGCATTACGCCATGGCTTGCGAGCAATTCGGCGATCCGGCCAAGCTTGATCGCTACGAAACGCTCTTTGTCGATAGCATCAGCGTCGCCGGGCGGTTGTGCTTTCAATGGTGTCGTGGCCAGCCCGAAGCCTTCTCAGAAAAAAGCGGCAAGCCCGATATTCGCGGCGCCTATGGCTTGCATGGGCGGGAGATGATCGCCTGGCTCACGCATCTGCAGCACACGCGTGGCAAGAACATCATCTTTGTCGGGATCCTCGATGAAAAACTCGATGACTTCAACCGCAAGGTCTATGTGCCGCAGATCGATGGCAGCAAGACCGGGCTCGAATTGCCGGGCATCGTCGACGAGGTTCTGACGCTCACCGCGATCAAGGATGAGCACGGCCAACTGCGGCGCGTCTTGGTTTGCCAAACGCTGAACCCCTGGGGCTATCCCGCCAAGGATCGCAGCGGACGGCTTGAGATGGTCGAGGAACCCCATCTCGGCAGGCTTTTCGCGAAAATCCGTGCCCCGGCACGCCCGATTGCGGAACGGCTGCAGCTTGCGCTGCCCGCCCCCGAAGCACCCGAAACCACTCCCCCCACCAACAGCCAGTAAAGGAGACAGACCATGGCAACATGGAGTGACTATAATGACGCGCGGCAGAACCCCAACCTGATCCCCAAGGGCACGATCGCCAAGGTGCGCCTGACGATCCGCCCGGGCGGCTTTGATGATGCAAGCCAGGGCTGGCATGGCGGCTTTGCCACGCGCGGAACGACAGGTGCGGTGTACCTCAATTGCGAATTCACCGTGCTTGAGGGCCAATACGCCAAGCGCAAGATTTTCTCGATGATTGGCCTGTTCAGCCCGAAGGGTCCCGATTGGGCGAATATGGGCCGCAGCCTCATTCGCGGCATGCTGAATTCCGCGCGGGGCATTTCTGACAAGGATATCTCGCCCAACGCTCAGGCCGCACGGCGCATCAGCAGCTTTGCGGATCTGGATGGGATCGAATTCGCTGCCAAGATCGATGTTGGCACAGACACCAATGGCGAGGAAAAGAACGAAATCCGCATGGCGCTGACGCCCGATCATCGGGATTACGCGCAGATCATGGGCCGCGTTGCACTGCCTGGTCTTCCGGCGCAGGCGGCGGCGGCGGCGCCAGCCCCTGCGGCTTTTGCTCCGCCCGCCGCGCATCCAGGGGCCTTTCCTGCCGCACCACCGCCGCAAGCCGCGGGCGCCGATCCCCGTCCCAGCTGGGCGCGCTGAGGCAGGAGCGCCCCAGCCATGATGCTTCGCCCCCGCCAGAAGCTATTCGTTGAGCGCAGCCTCGCTGCGCTCAACAAGCACGGCAATACGCTTGGCGTGGCCCCCACGGGCTGCCACGCCGCCGGAACGCCGATCCTGATGTTCGATGGTTCTCTCAAGCCCGTCGAGGCAATCGCGGTCGGGGACCTGCTCATGGGCCCCGGCAGCACGCCGCGCCGCGTACTGCGGTTGCATCGCGGCCATGACGAAATGTTCGAAATCCGCCCCCTCAAGGGCGAGTCCTTCATCGTCAATCTCGACCACATCCTGACCCTGGTGCGCACCGATGAAGGCCCCCGCCCCAGAGGCCACAACCGCGAAGGCGAGATCATTGATATCGCGTTGAGCGATTGGCTCGCCGCCTCGGACACTTTCCGCCACCTGCACAAGCTTCTCCGCCTGCCAGCCGATTTCCCGGCGCGGCCCGAACCCTCGCTCGACCCGTATATCCTCGGCGTCCTGATCGGGGATGGCGGGTTGCGCCGCAGCACTTCCGTGACGACCCCCGATATTGAGATCGTCGATTCACTCTACAGCTTTGCCCGCGCCAATGACATCCGCATCCGGTGCGAGCAGCTACCTGACAATGCCGCCAATACCTACCATTTGGTGGATGATCGCAGCAGCCGAAACGCGGTGAATGATCAGCTGCGGCAGCTTGGCCTGTTCGGCAAGCTTTCCACCCAGAAATTCGTGCCCGATGAGTATCGCCTGGGATCGCGCAAGGTGCGGCTTGCCATGCTTGCCGGGCTTTTGGATACCGATGGCCATCTTTCCTGCGGTCGCTGCTTTGAGTTTTGCAGCGCCTCACAACAGCTTGCCAAGGATGTCGTCTTTATGGCGCGCAGCCTCGGCTTCCTGGCAACCATGCGTGAAAAGGAGGTCCAGGGGGAGATCTACTTCCGGGTCCATATCTCCGGTGACCTAGATGCCATCCCGAACAGGGTCATTCGCAAGCAGGCGCCACCGCGCCGGCAAAAGAAGAACGTGCTGCGGACTGGCTTTACCGTTCATCGCGTCGGTCCGGGTGACTATTTCGGTTTCACTGTGGATGGCGATCACCGCTACCTGATGGGCGATTTCACGATCACCCATAATTGCGGCAAGACCATCATGCTCTCCGCCGCCGTCGGTGAGCATCTCTCGGGCAATGGTGCCAAGGCAGCCATTCTCGCGCATCGGGACGAACTTACCCTCCAGAACCACGCGAAATTCCGCCGCGTGAACCCCGGCATCAGCACCTCGGTGGTCGATGCCAGCCAGAAATCCTGGGTGGGTCAGGCCACCTTCGCCATGGTGCCCACCCTCACTCGGGCGGCCAATCTGGACGCCATGCCCAGGCTCGACCTGCTGGTGATTGATGAAGCCCATCACGCCATCGCGCAAAGCTACCGGCGCATCATTGACCGCGTCCGCGACCAGAACCCTGAGTGCCGCATCTATGGCGTGACCGCCACGCCCAATCGCGGCGACAAGATCGGGCTGCGCGAGGTCTTCTCCAATGTGGCGGATCAGATCCGGCTCGGCGAATTGATCGCCGCCGGCCATCTCGTGGTACCGCGAACCTTCGTCATTGATGTCGGTGTGCAGGATGAACTGCGCAATGTCCGGCGCAGCGGCGATGATTTCGACATGAATGAAGTAGCCCGGGTGATGGACACCGTCCCGGTGACCGATGCGGTGGTCAAGCACTGGAAGGAAAAAGCCGGGGGCCGCCAGACCGTCGCTTTCTGTTCCACCATCGCGCACGCCGAGAATGTTGCGGCAGCCTTCAACGCGGCGGGCGTGCCGACCGTCATGGTCACCGGTGATATGCTCGAGGCAGAGCGCCGCGCAGTACTCGCGGCCTATGCCTCGGGCGAGGCGCGCGTCATCGTCAATGTCGCAGTGCTCACTGAGGGCTGGGACCATCCGCCCACCTCCTGCGTCGTGCTGCTGCGGCCGAGTTCCTACAAGGCCACCATGATCCAGATGGTGGGGCGCGGGCTGCGCACCGTCGATCCGGTCGAGCATCCCGGCATCATCAAGCGCGACTGCATCGTGCTGGATTTCGGCACCTCCTCACAAATCCATGGCTGCCTGGAACAGGATGTGGATCTGGACAGCCAGGCCGGCACTGGTGAGGCCCCAACCAAAACCTGCCCGTCCTGCGAGGCGGAAATCCCCATCGCCGTGATGGAATGCCCGATCTGCGGTCATGCCTTTGAGGCAGGCGGGCGCGCGGCAGCACCAGTGTCCGATTTCATCATGACGGAAATCGATCTGCTCTCGCGCTCCAGCTTCGAATGGTGCGACCTGTTTGGCGATGACGCTTCGCTGCTGGCCAATGGCTTTCATGGCTGGGCTGGCATCTTTTTCCTCAATGGCGCCTGGCACGCGGTGGGCGGCGCCCGGGGCGAACAGACAAGGCTGCTCTCGATCGGTGAACGCATGGTCGCGCTTGCCGCCGCGGATGATTGGCTGAACGAGCACGAAACCGATGAAAGCGCCCATAAAAGCCGCCGCTGGCTGCGTGAGCCACCGACCGAGCGGCAATTGGCGCATCTCCAGCCCGAGCGGCGCAGCGATTACAGCCTGACGCGCTATCACGCCTCGGCGCTGCTGACCTTCAAATTCAATCGCAACACTATCCGCTACCTGATCCAAAATGCGCAGGGCGCCAATCTGGCGAGGGCAGCATGAACCATGACGCGCGCCGCCCAATACCCCTGCGCCGTCTGCGCGCGTCCGGCGCTTGGCTTTGGCTGGTTCGACCCAGTCAAACAGAAACAGCGCCGCCCCTCAGTCATGTTTTGCAGCATGGCCTGCCAGGGCTTTTGGTCGCGCTTGGCACGGAGATCGCCCGCCATGGTTGATCTGTCCGAACAGGAACAAGCCGCCATGCGCGCTGCAATGCGCAACCTGGGCGAGGCCATGCAGGAAATCGGCTGGAACACGCGCCTTTGCGATTTGAACGAGGCCCAGGTGCTGACGCTGATCGAGGTCGCGGTCGGCGCCTTTCAGGACGCCATGCGGGCCAGCGCCCTGCAAGCAATCGGGGAGATACCCTTCTGATGCTGGACTTCAATAGCCGCAGCCAAGCTGGCATTGTCATCAACGCCGCGATTGATACCGCGCTGGAGCAGGACAACGCTGCCCAGGCGCCGCGCAGCTATCTGGGCGGCTCGCGCCTTGGCCATGCCTGCGAGCGTGCGCTGCAATTCGAATACCTGCAAGCGCCCAAGGATGAAGGTGCTGGCTTTGACGGCAGGCTGCTCCGCATCTTTGCCATCGGCCATGTGCTGGAAGATTTGGCGGTGGCCTGGCTGCGCGGTGCGGGCTTTCAGCTGTTCACGCGCAAGGGCGATCAGCCGGATGCGCCGCAATTCGGCTTTTCCATCGTGGGTGGGCGCATTCGCGGCCATGTTGATGGCGTTATCGCCGGCGGTCCTGATATTCCCGGCATGGCCTTTCCCGCGCTTTGGGAATGCAAGACCATGAACGCCAAGGCCTGGCGTGAGACCGCGAGCAAGGGCGTGGCGGCCGCCAAGCCGATCTATGCCGCGCAGATCGCGATCTACCAAGCCTATATGGACGCGGCCATTCCAGGTGTTGCGGATAACCCGGCGCTATTCACCGCCATCAACAAGGATACCGCGGAACTTCATCACGAACTGGTGCCGTTCAATGCGGAATTGGCGCAGCGTATGTCAGACCGCGCGGTGCGTATCCTGCGGGCCAGTGACGCTGGCGAATTGCTGCCGCGCATTGCGCTGACCTCTGATCACTTCGAATGCCGCTTCTGCCCCCGGGCCAAGCGCTGCTGGGAGCAGCCGGCATGATGCGCTGGGATGATTTCAACGATGCCGCGCCGGTGCTGGAGGACCGACTTCCCGACGCTGGGCAGTCGATCCCAACACCTGCTGCACCGGATCTGGAACAGATCGCCTGCTTTCTGTCGGTGGCCTTCAGCTATTGCGAAGGGCTCATCCCGGTGCGCGGCTTTGTCGATCAGGGGCAAGGGCTGACGATCAAGCCGCACAATATCTGGATCCCCGCCGATGCCACGGCGCCGGAATTGCTCGCCACCTATGCCACCTGGGCCGCGCGCGAAGGCAGCGCCGTTTATGTCATACCCGGCACCGTCGCAGAGCATGGCCAGGCCCGCGCCGAGCATGTGCTGCAAATGCAGGCCATGGTGGTTGATCTCGATACCGGGGATATCGCAGCCAAGTTTTCCCACCTGTTGCAGCACCTCGGCGAACCGACGCTGATTGTCGAAAGCGGTGGGCGCACCGCCGAAGGCGCGGCCAAGCTGCATGTCTGGTGGAAACTGACCGAACCGGCAAAGGGGGCAGAGCTTGCGCGGCTTTGCGCCTTGCGCGGTGAGATCGCCGATAAGGTCGGTGGCGATCCGCATTTCCGCTCCGCCCATCAGCCCATCCGTGTTCCAGGTACCGTGTATCGCAAGGCGGGCGTGGAGCGCATCGTCACCATTCGCGCTCACAACCCCGAGCGCGAGTTGGACCTTGGCGACTTCGCCGAGGCCGTTGCGGCCATGCCCTTTCTGCCGGGCCAAGATCGGCCACAGGCTGGCGCACAGGCCGATAGGCCAGGGCTGGACGCCATACTCACCACACCCGTGCGTGAGGGCGCCCAGGACGCCTGGACGCGGTTTCAGGGCGCCAGTGCCGCCATCGGGCATTTCATCCGCCAGGTGCATGAAGGCCGCATGACGCCGGACGAGGGCTGGGAAGCCATCTGCGGCTACAACGCCGCCTGTCTGCGCCCGACATGGCCGATCGAGCGGCTCAAGGCCGAGGCTGACGCCATTTGGGCCCGGCATGTCACGCGCAATGGGCCGGCAACGCTGCGTGCCGAGTCACTACCAGCCGAAATCGCATCCCACCCACTTGGCGCCCTGCTGGATGATACCTCGCCCATGCCTGATGACCTGATCGGGCCGCGCCTGCTGACGCCGGGCGGGATGCTTGTGCTGGGCGGCGCGCCCAAGGTCGGCAAATCAGATTTCCTGATCAGCCTGCTGATCCATGCCGCTGCCGGCGCGCCATTCCTCCGCTTTACTGCGTCGCGCCCATTGCGGGTTTTCTATCTCCAGGCGGAGATCCAATACCACTACCTTCGTGAACGCCTGCAGCAGCTTCGGCTTGATCCGGCCATCCTGTCCAGGGCGCGCGATACGCTGGTAGTCACGCCAAAGCTTCGCATGCTGCTCGACGAACAAGGCGTGGCACTTGTGGCCGCTGGCATCCGCAGCGCTTTCCCCGATGCGCCGCCCGACATCATCTGCATCGACCCGATCCGCAACCTGTTTGATGGCGGCCCCGAGGGCGAAGGCGAAAACGACAACGGGGCCATGCTGTTCTTTCTGCAAAGCCGCGTCGAGGCACTGCGCGACATAGTGGCGCCGGAGGCCGGTGTCATCCTGGCGCATCACACCAAGAAGCTCAGCAAGCAGCAGGTGAAGGATGATCCATTCCTGTCGCTCTCCGGCGCGAGCGCGCTGCGAGGGTTCTATACCTCCGGCATGATCCTGTTTCGCCCGGATGAAGAACAGACGCGGCGCGAATTGCATGTCGAGCTGCGCAACGGGCCAGGGATCGCACCGCTACTGGTGGACAAGATCGGTGGCCGTTGGGTGGAACTTGATCGCCACGGCGAGCGGCTGGTCAGGCAGGAAATCGGCCGCAAGCTGGATGCTGAGCGCAGCCGGCGCCACGACGTCATCCTGAACCTTATCGCGGAGGAGGCTGAGGCTGGCCGCCTTTGCACCGCCAACGCCTTCTCATCGAAGTTCGAGAACAGCCGCGGGCTGGGCGGCAAGGACACGATCCGCGACCGCATCACGGTGCTTGCGACTAAGGGCTACATCAAGTTTCGCCGCGATGCACGAGATCTTGGCCAGCCCTACACCAGGTCCAAGAAGGGCTACCTCGTGGTGAAAGACATGGTGGTCGCCACCGCAGATGAAGTGGTCGACGCCGAGACGGGAGAGATCACACGGGCGACCCTTCCCGTCCTACCCAGCCATTTTCTCTGCCCCCAAAGCGAGGCCATTCTGGAGATAGAAAACCCGGAAGTGTGGGTTCTTCACGACCCCGAAGAGGGCGTCGAATGACCCTCGCAAATCGGCCTCGGATCGACCGAAACTGCTCCCAAAACTGCACAGTTTCGGGCCGAAACTGCTCACCTGCCGAAACTGCCAAACTGTTTTTCCTCAACAATATCAGTCGGCTCCAGCCAAAAACAGTTTCGGTTAACAAATTCTCCCAAACTGCTCCCGAAACTGCTTTTTACTCCATAAATTCAATGCCTTGGAGCAGTTTGGCAGATTTGGTTTTTTCTACCCCCCTACGGGGGGTGTGCATGCGCGCCAAAAAAGGCGCGCGCACACCACACCCCCGTGGGGTCAGGGGGCGCGTTCACGACCCTCCCAACACCCCATCCCCCAAGCCGGGCAGCGACGGTGTGCTCCGCCAAGAACCTCACCGCCGCCGCCCTCACCACAACCATCCCCATCAGGAGACAATCATGGCTCTCTCGACTCTCCCTATGTCCGCGGCGCTGGCAAGCAGGCCGCCCATCATTTCCGATTGCGATGTCGGCACCGCACCTCGACGTGCCGTCCTGGCGCTCGATCTCGGCACCACGACCGGCTGGGCGCTGCGTCTGAACACTGGCGGCACGGTTTCCGGCACCGTGACCTTCAAGCCAAGCCGCTTCGAAGGTGGCGGCATGCGGTTTCTCCGCTTTCGGCGCTGGCTGGACGAAGTGACTGACCTCGCCGGCGGCCTCGATATGATCGTCTATGAGCAGGTGCGCCGACATGCCGGCACCGATGCCTCACACGCCTACGGCGGATGGCTCGCCATTCTGTCAGCCTGGTGCGAGCAGAAATCTATCGCCTATGAGGGCGTCCCGGTCGGTACGATCAAGCGCTACGCGACCGGCAAGGGCAATGCCGACAAGGCGGCCATGGTCGCTGCCATGCGAGCCCGTGGCTTCGCGCCAGCGGATGACAACGAGGCCGATGCACTGACCCTGCTGCTTTGGGCGACGGACGCAGAGGGAGGCCGGGCATGACCCTGCACGGCGCCCCGATGCTCGCGCAGAGCCCGCTCACGCGCCTTCGCAGCACAACCAACGATACCGAATTGAACGCCATGCGCGCGGCCGCGTGGCACCAGCATGGCGTGGCCAGCATTGTGGTGGATGACATCACCGATCCATGGCTGCGCCAAGCCATCACCAACGAAGCCAATCGCCGCTGGGGGCGGCGCAATGGAGGAAATAATCATGGCCGCTAAGCGCAAGGACAAACGTCCCACCAAGCCGCGTGACGATTTGTCAGCGCCATCGAAATGGCGCCTGCAGCATGGCGATGTCAGCGCACCAATCCGCGACGCAGATCCCGAGACGGGCACTCCGGTCCGGCACCGCCGCGCCGTGGATACACTCGGCATGATGCTGTCCAACGGAACCGTCACGCCAGAGATGCACGAGGCAGGCTGCATTTTCCGCACGCTATTTCGCAGTGCTGCACTGGATGGCATGTCAACCTCACAACTCATCCGTCTGCCAGGATCAACTGCTGATCGGCTCTCCAACCGTCAGCTTGACGCGCGTCGTCGTGTGTTTGCTGCCATGGATGCGCTTGGTGGAGACGATAGCCCGCCAGGCTCCTGCATCTGGTTTGTTGTGGGGCTTGAGATGTCGGTGCGCGAATGGTCGGGGCGTAGCGGTTGGAGTGGCAGGCCCGTGTCACAGCCTTTCGCAGGCGGAATTCTCATTGCTGCGCTTGCAATCTTGGCGAGTCACTTCGGCTTGCAGCCAAGCTCACGCGTGGCCTGAAGTGCTACGCAATGGGGTGAATTGTCATGCTGATGCTCTGTTACAATTCTCCCCATTGCGGCGCGCAAATCGAGTTTGCTATGACGGTGATACGTCGAGAAGGCGCGTCGAGCTTAGTGGCTCGTCAGCCAATCAGCAGATGATCAGCCACTGTGGCTTTTGAGCTCATGGTTCCTTCCTGCGCATTTTGTATGCGGGGGGCATTCGCGCTCGACATCTCTAGCGCCAGGCCGAAAATATGGGTTGCAGTTTGCACCATAGCCCCGCCCTTTCAATAGCTTAGCCGCAAACCTCGGCCCCTCAGGTTTGCACCTGGTTTACATTTATCGGCGCCCTCAGCATCGCCCAACCTTTCCCGGATACCCCCCATGACGCTTCCCTGGATGGCCGAGCGGATCCAAATCCGCGCGATCGCCTCGCTGCGCCCGCATGCCGGCAATGCGCGTGTGCATGACGCGGCGCAGCTCGCGCAGATCATGGCCAGCATGCAGGCCTTCGGCTTCACCAATCCGCTCCTGGTGGACGAGGATGGCGTGCTGATCGCGGGGCATGGCCGGCTCGCGGCGGCGGAAGCGCTAGGCATCGCCAAGGTTCCGGTGATTGTGCTGAAGCACCTCGCACCTGCGCAAAAGGAAGCGCTGCGGCTTGCCGATAATCGCATCGCAGAGAACGCCACCTGGGACCAGGCGCTGCTGCGGGATGCTTTGGCCAGCGTCCAGGCGGCGCAAATTGACCTGGTGGAGCTTGGTTTCTCGGCGGATGAACTTGCGGGCGTCCTCGCGGCGGCTGGAGAGGCCGTGTCCGACGGCGATGCGCCCGAGGCCCTGCCCGCGGACACCGCCGAGAACCCTGCCGCGCCCGCGATTGGCGAAGATGCGGACGATCCTGCCGATGCTGAGCCCGAGGCACCGCGCCAGGCGGTCTCTCGCCCCGGTGATTTGTGGCTGCTGGGCGCGCATCGGCTGTTGTGCGGGGACAGCACCGACGCGGCGGCGGTCGCGCGCGTGATGGAAAGCGATCGCGCGGCGATGCTGTTCACCAGCCCGCCCTATGGGAACCAGCGCGCCTACACGACCGGCGGTGTGACGGATTGGGATGCGCTGATGCAGGGCGTGTTCCAGCATCTGGACGCGGCGCTGCGGCCGGATGGTCAGGCGCTGATCAATCTCGGCCTGATCCATCGCGAGAATGAATGGCAGCCCTATTGGGAAGGCTGGCTGGAATGGATGCGCGCGCGCGGCTGGCGTCGCTTTGGCCTCTACACCTGGGACCAGGGGCCGGGCTTACCGGGTGACTGGAACGGGCGTTTGGCGCCGGCGTTT